CTGCTACAACACTGAAGAAAAAAATTGAGATCGCAACCATCATTGGTACTGTACAATCTACATTCACAAAGTTCCCATATCTCCGTGAAGATTGGAAGAAGAATTGTGAAGATGAAAGACTACTTGGTGTTAGCATGACTGGTATTTTTGCTAACAAGCTTACCAGTGGGCTTGAAGGCAAGCCAAAGCTTGTTCGTCTTCTTGAGACTCTTCGTGACCATGCTACGGCCACGAACCTCAAGTGGGCAGAGAAGTTGGGGATCAATCCTAGCAAGTCAATCACTTGTGTGAAGCCTGAAGGCACAACATCATGTTTGGTGGATTCTGCCTCGGGTCTACATCCTCGCTATGCGGATTATTATTTCCGCAGAATTCGTTTGGACAAGAAAGATCCTTTGTATGAACTCATGAAGGATCAAGGAGTCCCGTGTGAAGATGATGTTATCAATCCAACTTCTACTGCTGTGTTTACATTTGCGATGAAGGCCCCAAAGGGAACTATGACAACTGAGGAACTTCGCGCACTAGACCATCTTGATCTGTGGAAAACTTATCAAGAACATTACTGCCACCACAAACCGTCGATCACTGTTAACTACAAGGATTCTGAATTCCTTGAGGTCGGCAATTGGCTGTGGGAGAACTTTGATATCGCTACTGGTATCTCGTTCCTGCCCGGTGGTGACAGTCACACTTATGCTCAGGCTCCTTTCGAGCAGATTGATTCTGCAACTTATGCGGCACATCCCAAGGTCAAAGTTAACTTTGGTAATCTGTCGAAATACGAGGCAGAAGACAAGACTGAATCAGCAAGAGAGTATGCTTGCAGCGCTGGCGGTTGCCAGATAGTGTAAAATGGATAAAAAACTTTTAGAAGTTTCCCCCCGCGAAGTTCGGGGGGTTTTTTATATAAATATTGGTATGTTGAGATTTAAAGAATATTTAATTGAAAAAGTTATTGAAAAAATGAATATGCCACCGGATCTTGTAGATGTTCCAGAAGACTATGATTCACCAGAATATTTTGATTCTTTAGATGATAAATTTTCTAAATTCAAAAAAGGTGAAAGAGTTGATTTTTCTCCGTTTGATGCAATGTCTTTGCAATTTGGTAGAGACAAAGTAAAAGAAAGAAATGAATATATTCAAAAATTGAGAGATTATTATGAAAAAAATCCCAATGTACGAGATTATGTTCAGACGCCAACATTGTCAGATGAACATTTGAAAGAAAGGATTCCTTTTATAAAATTCCCACCGGAAAAAGAAAGTGCAACTCATAGACCTGAAATCCGTTCTTTTGTAAGAGATGCTGGGTTTAATGTGAGTCCTGAAGGTATTGAAAGGCAACTTAAGAGCACACAACAACCCGAAGATATAAAAACATCATCTTATGTTGTAGTAAACCCATCTGTTTATAATTTAAATGATGATGAAATAAAAAGCGTAATAGGTCATGAATCTTGGCACAGATTGACATACCCAGAGGCCCTTAAAAATATAAAAGAAAAAGAAAAAGATTTAAAAACACCAGCTGATATTGCACAGAAATACGATATAGATCCAACTTTTAAATCAACAATATCACAAATGACGGACAGGTATTTTAAACGAAACCAAGAATTATTCGATGATAATAACTCAATTTTAAATTCATTATGGAACCCCATATGGGGGTTCGTTACAGGTTCATCTGAAAAAAGATTAAAAGAAAGACAAGTAAAAAGAGAAAACTTAGAAAAATATTTCACTAAAATTGGTGGTTTGGAGCTCTCAGACATTATGGATGATGCTAATATTGCATTAAATAGAAAGCCTATTAGATATTCTTTAGATAGAGCTGAAGTTCCTGCATTTATGCATGAATTAAAAATGGAATTGATGAAAAAAACAAATCAACCTTATAGAACATCCGATCAAAGTGATGAATCAATAGATTCTGATGCTGATTTTTTAATGAATCAAAAATTAGATCCAGACAATACATCATCTTTTCATCCCTCAGAAATAAAAGCACTAGAATTGTTAAAAACTCCAGAAGGTAAATCCATATGGAGAGGTGTACAAAAAACATCACCCCAAAAAGATAATCGCTATGCCTAAATATTTTATCATGTTAAGATTTAAACAATTTTTACTCGAAGCCCCATCTGTAGAAGATCAATTAAAAACATTAAATAGAGCAGTTGCAAATGCTGAAAAAGCAGGAGTTCCTGAAAAAGGATCTCCATTTCCAAAAGTTACAGTTAATAATGTAATTGGTTCGGGTGAGTATCCACAGGATGTTCAAGTAGTTGGAAATCCAGGAGAACACTGGGAAATCCCTGGAGTACGTGGCGAATATCATCCAGAAGATCAAACAGTAGTTGTTTATAATACAAATAATCCGGCATCAAATCCCGATACTCTTACTCATGAATTTGCTCATGCAGGTCATGATACAAGACAAATAGCACAAGGAAGAAAAGCAGCGGGAGAAGGTCTACGATCAAGATCTCGGGGAATTGATCCTGAAAAAAATTATCAAGGTCCTGCTGGAGCAGACCAAGCCCGCCCTTTAGCATATCCTGAATATTCTTATACGGATATAGAAGTAAATGCAAGAGCAGTTACAAATGCAAAAAAAGCAGCAGAACGGTATCAAGCTGAGTTCAATGAGGGTATGAAGACTATTGATAAAAATGATGCACAGGCAGTTCAAAATTTGAGAAATAAATTAAGAGCATCTATTTTAGATGATGTAATGGGAAATGAAAGACAGATATCATCACACAATGTTAATACCACATTAAACGCAGATGGATTGAGTTCAGAAGCAAGAGCTAGAGCTATGCAAAAAGTTATAGATGCTGGTCAAAAAGCAGAAAGAGCAACACAAGAAAAAGTTGCAAGAGCAATTGCTATGGCAGAAAGAGGAGAATATCCATCCATAGGCACTACATCTCCAATAAAACCAACAACATTAGTTGGCAATGCTGTAAATTCTGTTGTAAATGAATTAGATAAACCTGCTACTGGAATTCTTGGAGGATTGGCTGCAGGAGTTGGTAGTGTTCTTGGAGATATGGCAGCTCATGAAGTAAAATCAACAAAAGATTGGGAAGATACCATGAGTGGATTGGAACAATCAACAAAAGATGAAATGAAAGATATGAGCCCAGAAGAACAAGATGAGTATATAAAAAGATTGGATAGACAGAACGCAGTTGCTACTGGTATTGATTATGCAGTAAATCCTGCAAAAGTAATTCCTCATGTACTGGCTGCACAAGATAGTCTTGCAAAATCTTTAAAAGATTCTGGTTTTAATGATAAAGATATTTTAAAGATGGTATATAACAGAGGCTCTAAATTATAATTAAATATCATAGAGGTTATGTTTACAATGCTTATTGGGATTGACTACTCTATAACTTGCCCATGCCTATGCCTTTACGACGAACGCAAAGAATTTAAATTTGATAACTGCTATTTTTATTATTTGACCAATACTAAAAAATATGCAGATAAGATTGCTCCAAATATTACTGGAGAATCCTTTCATGAATATGTTGCGGATGTGGATAGATTTGATACGATATCAGATTGGGCATCAAATTTATGTGTAGGAGCAGGCGATGTTGCTTTAGAAGGATATTCTTATGGTAGCAAGGGTAAAATTTTTAACCTTGCAGAGAACATGGGAATCCTCAAGCATAAGCTCTATAAGCTCGCCATTCCCGTGACCATCGTAGAGCCATCCAAGGTCAAGAAATGCGCCACAGGCAAGGGAAACGCCGATAAACAGGCAATGTATGAAGCCTTCTCAAAAGAAACAAAGACTGATCTTTTATCAGTCTTTGATCAAAAAACTTTGAGCAATCCAGTTACGGATGTGATAGACAGCTTTTATATTTTAAAGTCTATGCTTCAGTTAAAAAATTATCCTCAAGATTTATAACCTTAAATTCAAAAATTGGAGTGAATTCAGGAGTTGCCTTGAGTTCTACGACTTCATAAGTATCATTTTTAGCCAATAGAAACTTTCCTTCAAAACCAAAAGATTCCACAATTGGGATTATAGGAAGTTCTGTTGAAGATACAATTAATTTTGATGTACCATCATGTATGATGTGGCCTAAAATTGTTGATTCGTGTAAAATATTATACACGACACAATTTTTCATGATAACTTTTTGAAGTTCATATTTCATAATAATATTTATCTTGTGTAACGTCCAGCATTGAAAGTTCTTGTCTGTTCCAATCTATCATGCATGCTTCTTGGTGCTTTGCTCTTGACTCGTCGGATAACTTCATTCCAAGCACCACCGTGAACTTTTGAAGGAGTTAAAGTTGTATCATATGCGATTGAAGCCCTGTGTTGACCCCAATCCTTTTCAATCTTCTTCTTTTTGCATTTTGGACAAGGTTTCTTTAATGGAAGATTATTATCTTTCATTGGCAAGGTTTCATCAAATTTATGATCACATGCAGTACAAATAAATGAGTAATTAGGCATCGTCTTTCTTTCTAAATTTTACCAATATTTCTTCAAAAATGAAACCATGAGTTGGTTCTTTTGGTTTGCATTTCAATTCCATCTTTGCTTCTTTTGGTGTCCTGTTTCCCTTAAATAGATTACAATCTTTGCATGCTGCCACCAAATTAGTCCAACTAGTAGATCCTCCTTTTGATTTTGGAGTAATATGATCTACCGTTGCTGTTTTATCGCAAAGATCAATACCACAGTATTGACAACAATATTTATCTCTTTTGAAGATATTCTTTCTTGTAGGAGCAGCCCTTCTATAAGGAAGTTTTATATAGTATTTTAAAATTAAAATTTTTGGAATTTTAATCTTAGAGGATACCAATTGTACTTCATAACAATCATTGTCAGCTTCATCTACATAAACCTTATTTTTTATGATAAGTTTGTATGCTTTATTTAAATTGATGACATTGATGGGAGTTTGATCCAGGTTCAGAAGAAGTACCTGTTTCCGCATACGTCTAATATATTTATTCTTTTCTAAATATTTTACAGCCATGATGAGTAATAATAATAAACAGTTTTTTTGGGAAGTCAAGCAATTTTTCAATAAAAAGCCTATTCTTGAACAAAAAACTCAGAAAAAGGATGTTCTAAAAACAATCAAAGAGGTTGTTTCTAGCAACATGAACTCTAAGTCAGTTAATCTCAATGATGTTAGACAAAATATTGCAAATTCATCTCAAAATATAAAAAACACTGCAAACTATTTATTACATAATTATCAATCAACAAATGCAAAAGAGACTCCAAATAGAATTGGAAATGCACCAAATAAAGTAAATAATCTATTCAATCTTTATGAGATGATGGGACCAAATGCTCCAAGTTCAACAGCTCCAGTTGGAAGACCCAGAACAACTACAGATACTGTAGATTCTTCTAGTTCTTCTATGGCACAAGTAAATCCACCATCAGCATCAGTATCTGGATATCCTGCAAGAACTCAAAGATCAGTTTTACCAGGAACAAATGCCCAAACAGTCACACAAAATGAAATAAATCAACAAGCAAAAGAATTAAAACAAGCTTTAGGTGATTCTACAGATGTAACACCAACAGCAAGTGCACCAGCAGCTAATACTGCAACCAATAGTACAACTAATACAGCAACTCCTGCTGCAAACAGCCAACAAGAAAGCCAAGAAGATAAACTTCAAAGACAAAAAGATGATCTTCTTGCATCTTTTGATTCAGATACTTCACAGTACAATGGAAGAATCAGAAATCCATTGAATGCATCAAAAAATGAAATCCTTTATGGACATTCTGTTCGAGCATATAGAAATGAATAAAAATTTATTAAATACTTTCAGTAAAAGATATGACTCCTTGATTTTTGAGGCATTGGTACGCGATCAACCAGTATCAAAAAATAAAGATACTAAAGATTATGGTTTTGAAGATTCTCTACAAATAGATCCTGCTTTATTGCAACAACAATCAAAATTTACACAAAGTCCAATTTTTCAAGATGCTTCAGAAGTTCCAATTCAAGGAACTTTAAATTTAAATAATTTAGTTTCTTTAAATAAATTACAAAAACCATCATCTGTAACAACAACATTTGAACCATATAAAGATATTTCATCAACTCCTGATATAACTCAATCATTAAAATCAAGATTTATATCTTCATTTGAGAATCCAATAGATTTAAAACCAAATCAAAACGCAATATTAGAACCCACGGAAACTCCAGAAGTAACAGTTCAATCTACGGAGCCATTTAAACTCCCAGATAATACTTCTCCAACATTATTAGATAAAATAAAAAATAGATCATCGTCATTAAGTAAAATAACCGATAAATTATTGCCTGGAAATTTTACTCCAGAAATAAAGCCAACAGTTTTGCCAAGTGGTGATATAACACCTTTAAATACAGGAAAAGATTTAAGACCAAATAAATCATTTTTTAAAGGAAAATTAATTCCTTCTTTAGGTCATCTTGGTGCGTTTGCTTTAACTGATCTTATGTTACAGGAACCTGGACAAGAATTGGCAAAATCTGTTGGAATAAAAGATCCAAGATATGTTCATGCAGTTGGATCGATTCCTTCTTTTTATGGATCACAATTTCTTACACCATATGCGATGGAATTGGGCTCAAAATTAGGTGGTGGTGCAAGATTGGGAGCAGCATTATCTGCAGCAGGAGAAGCTGGAATTGAAGGGTTGGCAGCAGGTCCTATTATTTCTGGTTTATTGGCAGCAGCACCATTATTACAAGTTGCAGCAGAAGATCTACCAGATGCTTTAACTGCAGCATATCATTATAATAATCTACCTGCCGATAAAAGAGAACAATGGTTAAGTGATTATTCGGATGCTGTTGAAACTAGACAACGACATGAAGATATAGAAAATGCAAAAAAACAAAAAGAAAAAGATGCACAAGAACTTATTTCAAAATTAAAAAGACAAAAAAATTATGGTATGTCAGTAGATTATGTTACTGGCGATCCATCGGCTCTGGGAAGATAAAAATTAAAAAATTAACTAAATAATTAAGTCATGAAAAACAAAAATCCAATCTTATTTTCAATTTTAGAATATAGATATAATTTAAATGAGCAATTAGCTCCTAGTGTAGAAACAGTATTAAAACCAGAAGCTGAAGCTGTAGCTAGAAGAGGCAGAGTTGTTTTTCAAGATTTATTAGACAGATTGACTGCAGGAGAGGGAGAAGCAACTGTTCATGCAGCTACTAGAATTTCAATTCCTCATGAAGTTGAAAGTGGATTGAGAAATGAATTTTTACATTTACGTTCAACATCATCAAGTGAAGATGCTGCAATTGCACAATTTTATCAAAGACATCCAGAAGCAGCATCATCGGATTTGGAATACATAGTAACAACAGAATTACAAACCCCAACAGAAACAATTCCTATGAAACCACCATATGAATTGCCACCAACACGCCCACAAGAATTTCCAACATCTCCTTCTCAAGATTTACCATCTCCAGATGAAATTGAATTAGTTCCTGGACAAAAACCTTGGAAGCCAAGGGGAACAAGTGTAACACCTGAAGAGATGGCAGAACCAACTAAACAAAGAATTACAACATATAAAATAACACCAGATGAAGAGTTGGGTGATACACCACAAGCAAAACAAGAGAGAGATAAAGTAAAACCAAAACAATCAACCACAACAGATACAAAAGAAGAAGGTACTCAAAATAAAAAATTCTTTTTCTTACCACCAACTAAGAAACAAAAAATGCAAAATCCCGATTTTGATTTAAGTGATATCGGTGGTGGAGATGTTGATCCAGATATTTCATCAGATAGATATCTTGGAAAATATGCTAGCACTTATAGAATTAGATGATATAATATATGGCTGTGTGTGAATTTAAGAAATTTAATCATTTACCTAACCAAATCCACTGCGAATTAAAAGAAGTAGAAAGAAACGGAAAACGTTATTATTCTACTCCAGGTGGAGAATTTCCAAGTGTAACTACAGTTGTTGGTTTTAAAAAACAACAATTCTTTTCAGAATGGAGACAAAAAAATCCACAAGAAAGCAAAAGAGTTACATCAAGAGGAACAAAGTTTCATTCTATAATTGAAGAATATTTAAGCAATAAGCCTATTGATTTGGAAAATATGTTTCCAAATTACAAGGCTTTGTTTCTTTTATTGAAACCAGAATTGGATAAAATAGACAATATTGTAGCACTTGAAACCCCCTTATGGTCAAAAACTATAGGACTTGCTGGAAGAACAGATTGTATTGCAGAATATGATGGAAAACTCTCCATCATAGATTTTAAGGCAAGCACAAAAGAAAAAAGATTGCAGGATATTGACAATTATCTTACACAGGCTACTGCATATTCTTTAATGTATCAAGAGCAGACCGGAAAGATAATTGATAATTTTGTTATTTTAATTGCGTGCGAAGATGGATTAAAACAAGTATTTCAAGACAATCCAATAAAGCATGTAAAAAATTTAAAGAAAATCATAAAAGAATATAGGGAACAAAATGGAAATCCGTGAATTAAAAACTTTAGAAGATGAAGTAAATAGAAAAGGTTCTCGTATCTGGTATAAGATGAATGATAATTCAAAATCCAGATTGAATCGAGAAAATTTTGTTAAAGAACATGGTGGATTCTTTTCATATCAAAATAAGATGTGGATTTGGACTAGTCCAGTAAAAGAAAAGAATGGTTACTGGTTGAAGCGTGTCGATAATGAAGAAAAAGTATTCTTTGAAAACATGACAGAATTTGGAAATATTCATGGAATGTCTCCTGTAAAAATTTGTGAACTTTTAAATGGCAAAAGAAAGACCTACAAGGGTTGGACTGCTGTTACATTAAGACCAGTTAAGGAAACCACTGGTTCAAACATAAAAGAAAAAGAAAAGCCAAAAGAAAAGATAATGATAACAAATGGTGCCATGTTCCAGAATATGGTGACCAAAGATGTATTTTATATAGAAAATATCTCAAAATACGCAAAAGAAAATAACATCAATAAGAGTAATTTATATAAAGTAGCCATTGGAAAGGCTAAAAGTTATAAAAATTTAAAATTGTATAATCCTTTAGAAGCCTAAATTTATCATAAATAATTTAGATGAACTTCAAGGAACTATTAAAATTAACCGAACAGAGTCGTTCTACAGCGGATTCTTTTAGAACTACAGGCGAGGCTATGAAGAAGGAGCGTGCTGTAAGCACAGCTCCAGATAAAAAGGCCAAGGATGCTGCTAGAAAGCGCGCAGAACGATCCAAACAACTTCCAAGAGATAAGAGACCAAAAGAAGAACTTATCCGTGAAGTCATAGCAGTAAGAACTTCCAGTGGTAAAGTTCAATTAATTTTTAAAGATTCATTCGATCCTAATAGACACACACCACTCAATAAAGATCAATCTTTGTCGCTTGAAGAGGCCCGTGCTATTACACGAAATGAAAATTTTGAACAAACACGTGCATCGGAGCTTTTGTTCGGTAAAAAACAAGAAGAATCAGAAAAAGAAAAAGAATCTAAAGCCACACAAAAAGCTGCACCTAAACAAAAAAATGCAGATGAACTTGCAAAAGAACAAGGACAAGAGCAAGAACAACCAAAACAGGAAAAGGCTAAAAGACTATCTAAAGATGAAATATTCAATATTATGTCTCAGATGCCACCAGACCAATTGGCTGGGATGCCACCTGACATTCGTCAAGAATATTTTAAAGGATTGAGAAATCCACCAGCAAATACTGATTTTGATAGCCTATCATTTGAAACTTTATCAAATAAGTTTGGCATTAATATTCTTTCATCTGCACCATACAATCAACAAGTATTAAATGCCTTGGTATTCTTGGCAAAGATTAAAGCAGGTGCAAGTCAACAGGAAATGGATACATACACAGCTATGGCTCCAAGTGGCCTTGACTTTACAAAGAATGCATATGAACAAGCAAAGAAGATTCTATCACAAATTGGTGATGAATGCATTCAAAATCTAGTATCAACAATTGAAAACGGAATGAAAACAACCTTCAGTGAAGGTAATGTTGATATGGAATGCGGTAATTATAAATTCAAGATTGCTGCTGGTGGCGAATTCTCCTTAACCACAGATAAGTTTGATCAAAACTCAAAGACTTTCAGAGGAATGATTGCAACTGCTATAAATCAAGCATTGTCAAATCCAAACATATCAAAGGATCCTAAAGTAGCAGAATTTGTCAGTAATGTAAAGAAAAATAGTTCAAATTTCTCAAATCTATTAATGAGTAGAGATTCATTTGAACAAGTAAAGAACGATCCTGAACTATTGGCAAAATTGCAAACAACTCCAGTAGTAAATGATTCTGGTCAAAATCTAGGAAATGTTGTTGATAAAGATGGAAACTTGAATAAGTGGGCATCATTGGAAAAATATCAAGAACAAATAACAAAGGCAGCACCTTCGTTATTCAAGAATTCAAAAAATAAACCATCTGAATTTGTCAATTACTTTGTACAATCTGTTTTGAAAACAATGTACAGAGGTGATAATATCAAAGATCCAAATTTTGCTCCAACTCACTTGATTACACAAAATGGTATCTTCCCAATGACGGATGATTATTTCAGCGAGATATCAAAGACTGCTACGGTTTCCGTAAAACCACAAAGTTCATTATTGAGTGCTGGAAATCTTTCAAATTCAAAATCAGCTCCAGCAGAAGTATTGAATAAATTTGCAACAATCGTAGAGCAAGAGGAAAAGAAGAAAAAGCCAACATCAAACAATATATTTGTTGAAAAAAATAAGGTAGATCCAGTTAGATTGGCATTATCTTATATTGGAACAAATATGGACTTTGACATCAATGCAAGTCTTCTTCCTGGATTTACTCCAAAAGACATAAATGCAATTCAATACAATTATGTCACTATTGGAAAGAAGACAATTAAAATTCCAGTAGAAAGAACTGATAAAATCACAAATGAACTTGTATCTGAAAATGTAATATTGATAAATGAATTGATTACAGAGGCATTGACAAATAACTTTGTACTTTCTGCATTGGTAAATGCCCATCTAGTCACAAGACAAGAAGCAATGAGCATTTATACCCCTGGAGTTCTATTAGAAAATAATGATCTTGTAAAGCAAATATATAGAAATGTTTGTGATAGAGTTAATGAAAATCCAAAAGCAATGACAATTGTGCTAAATGCAATTAATCATACTTTATATGAAAAGTATGTACGTGATTATAAAATGGAATATAGAAATTATCACGGAAAACCAAAACAAAGAAAAGAACGTGCCGAAAGAACAAAAGCAAGAGCAGAATTGATTAAGAAAGGCCGTGTCAAAAAGGGAGATGGCAAGGACATAGATCACAAGAAACCCTTGAGATCTGGTGGTTCAAATGGTCTAAATAATTTACGTGTCAGAGGTAAATCTGAAAATAGATCTGATAATGGTCATCAAAAAGGCGAGAAGCAGAATAAGGATTGGAATTAATGTCTCCTAAAACACATATTTTACTTGAAAAAGTATTTGAAAAATCTGGACTAGGCAAATGGTTCAATAAAGAATCAGCTGGTGGTGGTCCGGGTTGGGATCGATATAATACCAAAGGCGAAAGAGTTGGAAAATGTGGAGATGCCGATGAAGGTGATCCATATTCTGCTTGCTTGAGCAAACAAAAAGCAAAGAAACTTGGCAAGGAAGGCATTGCCACATTTGTTCGTAGAAAAAGAGCAGCACAAAAGAAGGCTGGCAGAGCAGATAAAGGATCAGTAAAGGGCAAAGGCAAGAAACCAGTATTTGTAAAGACTGGTGTAACCGACATGAAAGAATCATTTGATATTTTCATTGTCGAGAGCGCATCAAATGTTTTTAAAATGCAATTCTCAACAATAGAAGCAAAAGATTTATATCCATGTGACATCATAATAAATGAATCTGGTCAAATTTTTGATGTGGATTATATTGAAGAATCAAATGGAAATTATACAATAAATCTTATTACAGAAAATAATGAAATTATTACTGAAGTGTTTTCATCAGATACTATAATGGGATTTGTAGATAATATTGAGGACTCATCATATAATGAATATGGTGATAAAATTTCTGTTCATGAAGAGGAAAACAAGAAAGTCAAACTCAATAAGATCATGCATGGTGATGTAAAGAAGTATAAAGTTTATGTAAAGAATGACAAGGGAAATGTTGTAAAAGTAAACTTTGGCGATCCAAACATGGAAATCAAAAGAGACAATCCAGCTCGTCGTAAAAATTTCCGTGCCAGACATCATTGTGAGAATCCAGGACCTCGCTGGAAGGCTCGTTATTGGGCATGTAAGACATGGAGTTCAACTCCAGTAAGCACAATGTTGAAAGAGTCCGTAGAAGTATTAGATGAGACCGTAAAGAATAAAGCAAAGGATTCCAAGAAATGGAATTCTTGCATAGAGCAAGCAAAGAAAAAATTTGATGTATACCCAAGTGCATATGCAAATGCATGGGCTGCAAAGTGCTATAAAGGTCGTGGCGGTAAATGGAAGAAGATTGCAGAAGATATAGCACAAGATATCAATAAGGTAACTTTATCTGAAAATTACAATCCAAATCTTTTTGGATTGCTAAATTTAAGACATAAGAAGAGTTCTAAATAAAAGGAAAGCCATGAAATTCAAGCAACTACTCAAAAAAATTAATCCAATTGTTGAAAACTCGGGTGAGCAAACATTCGGAGGAGGTCTTTTTATCGGAGATCCTTCAGCTCCCAAACTTCCAAGCTCATTGACTGATAAGGGAACATTCAACATCCAACTCCCAAGATCAATTGATGCAATCAATGCTCTTCTATATGCATTCAGCCAAAGAGATTACATAGATCCAGATCATGTTCTAAACATAATCAAGCAAAAATTGAATCATTTTGGATTTGATTTCAAGATGCAAAATGCACTCCAAGATGGCATCAATCTCATCAAACTATACCAATATGGAAGCCCATATATTGGAGTCTATGGTCAAAACCCATATGATGATATCAATAAAAAGGGATTCACTCAAGGTGACGGAATTGTTGATAAACTAGGACATGGTTTAAATCTATCTGTCACAGTTGTAAAGCAACCCAATATGTTAAGAAAAGTCCAATTTATGATAGTCCCATCCGTGGGTGATAGTGAAGATTGTGGTTGCGTGCACTGAACAATATCAAATGAACAATAAAGTAGTTCACCTGACAGCAGATAATTTTAACGTCTTCTGTCAGGAGAATTATTTTAATCCGCAATGTTCTGGAAAGAACGAGTTTGTTGATGATTTGAAAAGAATCAAATACATCAAGAGACTTATTCAAAAAATACATAAGCATAAAACTTTAAAATCTATAAGAGAAAGATTGATAATCAATCATCTTATAATTTTGAAAAATGTATTTGGAGAAGAAAACACAGTTCGTATATTATTTTTTAAATTGGAACCCAGACTTTATTCATATTTGAAGTCTTTTTTGGTATTCTTGGAATTTAACATATCAACTATACCAGAAGTCGAATATCATAAAATAAATACAGACCCAAGAGTGGATAGAAAATTAGCAGGAACAGAATCCTAAATATTTTTAATGTCTGGCATTAATTTTATTCCATCTTTTAGCTTCTATAATCTAGCTTCTTCCCTTGCTTCCCCTTATACTAGTTTTGCTGCATATACATCGGGAGCAATAGATGAAAATGGTAATGTTATATCAAATGAAGCATCTATAGATCCATTTGAATATTTTGTAATAAAATTAAAAAAAATATTTGAACAACTTCCATATGGATCAACAAGATATAAATTGGGAAATGTTATTGGTGTAATGGAATTGTTCTCTGAAGAGGCAACATATTTTGGAGTAAAAAAAGAAGAATTCAATTGTTTGGTTGAAGAACATTTTTCATATATTTCTGATAATGAAATAAGTTATTTCGAACTATTGGAAGACATGGCTGTTGGAGGTGGTGGAGGTGCAGCAGGATCTCTTGGAACTCCTGCTGCAGGTGGAGCCGGAGTAAACACTGGAAGCATTTCTGGATATGATCCTAGAATGGGATCAATGATGTCTAGAAATGGACCAGTCAACATGATTCCAAGCATAGAAATGTTCAATGTAAATGATGATGAATTCAGCCAATTCAAACAAGCCAAGGCATGGAAGCATTTGAAAGACAGTGAAACAAAAAAATATCTACAAAGATTTCAAAGAAGAAATAAAACTGGCAAAATGGCTGTAAGAAATTCCAATACGGGTGAATTGCATTGGATAAATTACAAAGAAAAAAGTTTAATAGAAGAATTGAATTTATTTGATTTAAATATATTAAATGAATCAGATGGTGCTATTGGTGATTACACAGATTCAGTAAATGATAAAGAAACAAATGTTTCTACATTGACTAATCAACAAGAAAGATCTCAAAGAGGGGCTGAGATCGGTAGAGAAATACAAAAAAAATCAAGACAAATGCATTCAGCATTTGGTAGTTATTTGAAAAGTATAAATTTAACACCACACCCATTTCCAACAAAAGAAATTAGAGACAATCCAGAAAAATTAGCAGAATACCATTCTGCTATGCCACATGGGAGTTTTTATATTGGAGAAAACCCAGATGAAGGTGGTGGGCACGATTCATATGTTAAAATAAATGATGATATACATGGTGGTATCGAATTAAAAGGTTCTGGATTAAACAGAAGAGGAAAATTTGAAATAACACCAATAAATGTAGGTGGATTAAAAAATTATGCAAGTACAGCAGTACGTACAATGGCTCGTTCAGATCAATCAGCCGCTGCTAGATTACAAAGTAATATAGATTCATTTTTAGAAAATAAAAAAGGAGCAGTTTCAAGTATTTTCTCCAATATTCCAAAACCTAAAAGTCTTGGAGGATTAATTAGAACTCGTGCACAAAGAGAAATAGCAAAAAAAGGTGAAATTTTAGTTATAGGATCTCAACCTAGTGGTGGATTCCATGTTTTGACAACAGCATTAAAAGAAAATGATCCAGCACATATAAGACAAACAGAATTAATAAAAGCAATAGGTTTACATGGAACTGGTAAATTGAGTGATTGGGGATCTCCAATCCGTCCAAGATGGGTTAATAGAAGTTTAAAATCCAAATTTGAATTAAAAATTCCACAATCAAATGAAAGTGAAATAAAAACTTCTCATAGGGAAGCCTATGAGAAGAATAAAAAGATACTGGGGGAATAATTAATTATTCCTGAATGAACATTTTTCCTTCATTCATATTATTTTTATTTGCGGCTTCTCGTGCTTCACTCATAATTTTATTTGTGCAATCATTGAAGCCATTCTGATATTCACAATACATGGTATCAGACCAACCATTTGGCTTAACCCGCAATCCATCTTTTCCCGCATATCTATCATTCCAACCCATGTTATATTGTGATCCTGGTTTATAATCCATCACTTTTTATCCTTATTATCTGGGACAATGATAATTTGATCTAATAGTTTATCAAGAGCCTTTACATGGGCAAACTGTTCTGTGATTGCCAAATAACCACGAATCTCAATCAACTTTAGATAGTCTTCTTGAGTAAAGTTATTCTTATTCTTTGCTCTTGAATTCTTTCTTGAATTATTTTTATAACTACCATAATTGGCTTTTGGATTATTTGGATTATATGGATATGAATTTTTATAAAAATTATTCATTATATCATCCATATTAAGATGATCATTTATTGATTCGTTTATATCACGACCATTATAAATGTCATTCCAAAGTTTTTTAAAATTTTCATTGTTTCCATTGTAAAAGAAGAATCCCTTTGGAAGTGGATCTTCATCATCACCATTTTGCCAATTTTTAAAATCATTATTGTCTGAATTATTCATTTTAATCCTTTGTGTTGGAGATATCGAAGAACTGTTCATAAAGAACCTTTCCACGATTATCCGTGACAGACAGATAACGTATATGACGTTCTACTGCGTCTGTGATATTTAGGGCATCATTTGGACCAAATGAAATGTGCTTGATCCAAGCAGGATTGCCACCGATGGAAATGCGAACTTCATGTCCATCCATGTTTGTTCCAAAGAAATCAAATGAATAATTTTCACCAGTAAAGTATGTGAAGAAACAATCTACATCATCATACTTCTTTCGAACCTGATCTAGGCTCAATGTATTAGGCTTAACCATTAGGTAGTCTCGCTAGCTTGACAGACTTAGGAAGCTGGCCAATCTCCTCAAGCTTACGGAGAGTACCAACCTTAGCCTCCATTAGGCTCTTTGCACGATTGCGACTGAGACGATCTTTCCGTCTCTTGTGTTTACGACTCAAAATACGCTGTTTAGAATTAGGCATGTTTAATTATACTCCAATATATGTTATTCGTCAAGCAAATTGATACGTGATTCCAGATCATCAAGACGATCATTGATCTCAAGAATATTATCGTTTTGCTGGGCCCTGATTTGTTCTTCAAGACTCTTTATAATCTTATTCTGTAGTTCCAAAGCATCTGCATAATATTTCAAATTTGA